CTTTTATTGAGGACGGGGCCGCTACTCCTATTGGCAACATTCTCGACACCGCTTTCGGCAAAATTATTTGGTTCGCCGGGTTGTATGGACATAGATTCATCACTCTTGATCTCCTCAGGTCCCTCACGGAGCGAAGCGCTGGCCCCGTTGGCAACGGGGAACGCATCTCAGGAGAGAGTTCTTGAGCTCGCGTAAGCTTGCTCATCATGTAGAGGTTGCTGAGCAACTTTTATGTGCTCTCGACTGTCCACGTGCCTTGGCGGTAGTAATACTTCTTAGACACAAGATGTGGGACGAAGTAGCCACGTTGAAACTGAATCCTTTGCATTTCAATGATCCTGAGTCTTTCTTCCGAGCACATCAAGCGACCAAATTGCTTTCAAAGGCGAAATGGTTGCCGTGCTCGTTTGATAAACGTCAGGTTGCAAAGGATAAGTTCAACGAAGCCGAAGGCTCTTGTCTTCGCACAAATCAGATCTGGGCTTCTTACCGTCGGATGAAATTTCAATTTCTACCCGACTACGAGCAGGTGTTTCATTCTGCTCGCAGAAAAATCGGTAAGGTGCTCGGTGATGATCTCTATGCTTGGACGGAGCTCTGTGACTTCGGCCCCGGAGCAGATGGTTCTACTATGCGCGGAATGACTTCCGCATACAATAAATTGTCAACTCCAGGATGTGTTACCCGCGGTGCTTATCCCTATCTGGAGGTGTTTTCAGAGATTTCATCTCTGGGCCGCCTCTTTCTAGGAAACATCGCAACTAAGACGTTAGATATAACGTTTTCTAGGGGTAACTCGGTCACATTTGTTCCTAAGAATGCTAAGACTGATAGACCTATAGCAATTGAGCCTCGTTGGAACATATTCTTCCAAAAGGGTATGGGCGCCTTCATACGAAAGCGTCTTAAACTCTTTGGAGTGAATCTGGACTTTCAGGGGCTCAATCAAGCTCTAGCCATCTATTCGTCGCAAACTGGTAAGTATGCGACGATTGACTTAGCATCCGCTTCCGACACTGTTTCAAAAGAGGTAGTTCAGGCACTTCTGCCTGAACCGTGGCTCACCATTCTTGCCGCTCTTCGCAGTCCTGAGTATTCACTTGACGGTGAAACTCGCTCTTACGAGAAGTGGTCGAGTATGGGTAATGGGTATACTTTCGAACTCGAAAGTTTACTTTTTTGGGCCCTGTGTAGTTCCATCGATGAGGATGTCTCCGTTTACGGGGATGACCTTATCGTGCCTACTCAGTCTTTTGATTCAATCGTTAGAGTACTTGAAGTTTGCGGATTCTCAGTGAATACTGAGAAGTCCTTCTCATCGGGTCCCTTCAGGGAGTCGTGTGGTCAAGACGCTTTTAACGGCGTGTCGGTCACTCCGATTTACTGGAAGGAATCCCTCGATGATGATCAAGGAACTCTTACGCTGGTTAACCAGATTACCGTCCTTTCTCACCGCTTGGGCTCCTCGGAGTTTCGAATTCCGAGTCTCAAGAAGGTATGGAAGGAGCTGGTCTATCAGCTACCGAAGCGTTTTCAACAACGAGGACCGTCCTCCATCTCTACAGTTGTCCACGACGAACGATCGAAGTGGAACGCTGTGTGTAAAGGAGGATGGGACGGATGGCATATCACCGTGAGCGTGCCTGTACCTCGAAGGTTCAGGTATACTCATGTTGAAGCCGCCGTTCTGTCCCTTCTGCTTCGCCGTGACTGGTCTAACAGGGAGCCTAAGCCGACCCGTTACATGGACCCTATGGTCTATGTTTCCGAGTTTGCCGAATCTCCCTCGTTAGGCAGTCATGGTTACACAGTTCGGGACCGCGTTGTTTGGAAAAAGAGAACAGTCTTCGTGCCTCGTGGGTATGAAGATGTAGGACCTTGGGGCTCCTAAGCTCCAAACCTTTTTGTCCGGTATAAACTCCGGACTGGAGTGAGGCAGAGAAATCTGAC